CCAGATCAGGTCATCTTTGTTCGCGAAAATGCAGCAAAGCCTAACGGGGAAAGAATCACGCAAAGGGCGCTAGCCGCCGCGCTAGGAGTGAAGCAGGGAACTATCTGCGACATTCTTGCAGGGAGATGTTATGGCGACGTCGGAATTAATTGTGCCGGACTGGGAGAGCATTGAGCGCGCATATAGAGCGGGCCAGCTCTCCATCCGCGTGATAGCTGAGCAAAACGGCATCGCGCACAACACCATCCTGAAGCGAGCCAAGAAAGAGGGCTGGCAGCGCGATCTGTCCGATCATGTTCGGGCCGCGGTGAAGGAGAAGGTGACCAGGGCGGTGACCACTGGCAGTGACCAGTCGCGAGTGGTCACTGAAGCCGAGATCATCGAAGAAGCCGCAGAGGCAGGCGCCGCTGTAGTGCTGGCTCATCGTTCCGGCTTGGCTCAGTGGCGCGGCATAGCCAATAAGCTGTGCGTTGCCCTGGCCGAGATGGACGTGACCGAAGACAACCACGACAAGTTTGCCCGCTCGCTGAACGCTGGCGTTGATGCGCAACTGAAGGTCATCAAGGGCGAGCGCCAGGCCTACAACCTCGATACCGAGGAAGGCGACAAGGCGGTCAGCGATCTGGCCGCACTGATGGATGAGCTATCGACTGAGGCCTGACAGATGAAACCCGAGCACCTTGCGAAGCTCCGGGACAAGCTGTTCAGGCTCAATTCGCTCTACTTTATTACCGACAAGGCAGGCAAGAAGACCCGCTTCCGCATGACAGCGGAGCAGCTGGAGTACTTCGAGGGCATCCATACTCGCAACATCATCCTGAAGGCTCGACAGCTAGGCTTCACCACTGAGCAGTGCATCATCCAGCTCGACGCCGCGCTGTTCGAGTCGGCCAAGTGCGCGTTGATCGCTCACACGCTGAACGATGCAAAGCGGCTGTTCCGGGAGAAGATCAAGTTCGCCTACGACAGCCTGCCGGCAGAGATCAAGGCGGCCAACCCGGCGCGCAACGATGCGGCTGGCGAGCTGGTATTCGCCAAGGGCGGCTCGCTGTACGTCAGCACGTCCTTTCGTGGCGGCACGCTGCGTTACCTGCACGTTTCCGAGTTCGGGAAGATCTGCGCCAAGTTCCCCCACAAGGCGCGCGAGATCGTCACGGGTGCGTTCGAGGCCGTGGCTACTGACTGCTTCGTCACCATCGAATCGACGGCAGAGGGTCGGGCCGGGTACTTCTTCGACTACTCGCAGGCCGCTGAGAAGCAGCAGGCCGCAAAGCAGCCGCTCGGCAAGCTGGACTGGAAGTTCTTCTTCTTCAGCTGGTGGAAGAACGCCGACTACTGGCTAGACCCATCCGGAACGGTCCTGCCGCAGCGCCTCACAGATTATTTCGCCGAGCTTGAGGCAAAGCACGGCATCAAGACGAACGAAGGCCAGCGAGCCTGGTACGCCGCCAAGGAGAAGACCCTCGGCGACGACATGAAGCGGGAATACCCGTCGATCCCTGCCGAGGCATTCCAGCAGAGCATCGAGGGCGCCTACTACGCCAAGCAGTTCGCCAAGCTGTACGCACAGCAGCGAATCGGCGTACTGCCAGACAACAGTCACCAGCCGGTTCATACCTTTTGGGATATCGGCGTCGGCGATTCAACGGCCATCTGGTTCGTTCGGATCGTGGGCGAAGAGTTCCACGTCGTCGACTACTACGAGAACAGCGGCGAAGGCCTGCGGCACTACATGAAGGTGCTGAAGGAGCGCGGCTACACGTACGGCGACCACTGGGGGCCGCACGACATTGATAACCGCGAGTTCGGTAGCGACGGCAAGACCCGCCGCGAGATCGCCCAAGAAGGCTACGAGTTCGACGGCCAGCGCTACAGCATCCGCTTCCAGGTGGTCCCGAAGCTAGGCGTGGACGATGGCATTGATCACGTCCGCGAGATCCTTCCTCGCTGCGCCTTCGATGACTCTAAGTGCGAGACGGGCATCGCCTGTCTAGAAAACTACCGCAAAGAATGGGACGACAAGCGCGGCTGCTGGAAAGACAAGCCGCTTCACGACTGGTCGTCTCACGGCTCCGATGCATTCCGCTATTTCGCTGTGGCCATGAGCCGCAGGAAAGCTGCAACCTCAATCAACATGGGATTTGCCCGATAATGGCCGACGTTCAATACCAGCGCCCTGAATACGAGGCAGCGCAAGCCCGTTGGCGCCTGGTGCGCGACGTTTGCAAGGGCTCCGAGGCGGTAAAGGCAGCAGAACAGCGCTACTTGCCGAAGCCGAACAAGCACGACACGAGCAAGGAGAACGCTGAGCGGTACGAGAGCTATCTGGCTCGCGCCGTGTTCTACAACGCCACAGGGCGGACTCGTGACGGTCTGGTCGGTGCCGTGTTCCGCGTGGTTCCGACGCTCACTGTGCCCGCGCTGCTCGACTACATGGCCACCGATGCCAATGGCGCCGGAATCAGCGTATACCAGCAGTCGCAGACGGTCCTGGCTGATGTGCTGGAGACTGGCCGGGCGCTGATCCTCGTGGACTTCCCTGCGGTTGAATCAGCCAGCCGGGCCGATATGCAGAGCGGCGTTGCGCGTGCGACCATAACGGCATACCCAGCTGAAGCGGTCATCAACTGGCGCACTACCAAGGTCGGCGCCCGTCACATGCTGTCGCTGGCTGTACTGCGTGAGACGCACGAGGTCGAAGACGGCTTCGGTATGAAGACCGAGCCGCAGTATCGGGTGCTGAGCCTGCGTGATGGCGTTTACACCGTCGACGTATGGCGCCGTCCTGGCGGTGAAGGCGCGTTCGAGATAGCTGAGACCTACAACCCGCGCCGCAGCAATGGTGCGCCGTGGGGCGAGATCACAGCCTTTTTCGTCGGCGCGCAGAACAACGACACGTCTATCGATGAATCCCCGCTGTATGACCTGGCTGAGATCAACATAGGCCACTACCGCAACAGTGCGGATTATGAGGATTCGGTCTATCTGGTCGGTCAGCCGCAAGTGTTCATGGCTGGCCTGGATGATCACTGGGTCAAGATGCTCGAAGAGAAGGGCATCTACTTCGGGTCCCGCGCCATCCTGCCACTGCCGCAAGGTGGTTCGGCCGGCATCCTTCAGGCATCGCCGAACATCCTCGCCAAAGAGGCAATGGACGGTAAGCAAGGCCAGATGGTCGCCTTGGGTGCCCGTCTGGTCGAGAAGGGCAGCGCCACGAAGACCGCAACCGAGGCAGCATCCGATAACGCCGCAGAGCACTCGGTTCTGTCCCTGGTCGCGTCCAACGTCAGCGAGGCCTACACCAAGGCCCTGCAGTGCGCTGCGGAGTTCATGGGTGCCACTGGCGAGTGTGTGTATGCGCTCAATCAGGATTTCATCGAAGCTCGCCTTGATCCGCAGACCCTGGCCGAGCTGGTCAAGTCCTGGCAGGCCGGCGCGATCACTGATGCCGACTTGTGGGCTCAGCTGCGCCGCTTCGGGCTGATCGATGCCGAGAAGACGGATGACCAGATAAGGGAGGAGCTTGCCAGTAGCACTTCTGGCCTGAACTTGGACGACGACAATGGCAACGGCGGAACTGCTAATACAGGCGGCGACGAGGAATAGCGTCCTGCTCGAGCGCCTAAAATCGGGAGAGGTCGAGAAGATCGACCCCTTCCTCAGGCGCATCGACAAGGATCTGCGCGACAGGCTGAGTCGCTACACGCTGACCGACTACAGCCGGGCGCGCCTTGAGGGGCTGCTGAAGTCCATTGATGCGATGCTTGCCAAGATTCACGGCGAGTTCACAGCACAGCTGATGCTTGATCTGTTCGAGATTGGCACCTACGAGGCCGAGTTTGAAGCGAGGTCGCTCGATCATGTGCTAGTCAATATCACCGCAGCGGCTCCGACCGTGAAAGCGATACAAGCCGCCGTAAAGGCTCAGCCGCTCAGTGTGACCGGGCCGGATGGCGGCAAGCTGCTGGAGTCGTTCATCGCTGACTGGACGCAGGCTGAGCGTAACCGGGTGACTGGTGCGATTCGCATGGGCTACGTCCAGGGCGAGACGAATCAGCAGATCATCAACCGCATCCGCGGCACCAAGGCGCTGAAGTACAGCGACGGCCTGTTAGCGATCACCCGGCGCAATGCCGAAGCGGTCGTTCGCACTGGCATCCAGCACGTCGCCAGCGTGGCGCGCATGGAGACG